TTGGTGATGTAACGATTCCACCGCTTGCGAGAGCGATCATATCCCCGCCAATTGGATTTTCGCGGGGTACTGATGGGTCAACGGGTGCAAGACCACGCTCGCCATCTTCGCCAATAAGTCTGCGACTATCTGCCAAATCTGCCATCGCTTCGGCTGCTGCTCGAACTGCTTTTGCATATTCAAGAGCTGCATCTGTTGCTGCAACGGCTGCTGCTGCTTGTGCTTGCGCCGCCGCTGCCTGTGCGCTTGCCGCTACTGCTGCCGCACTTGCTGCTTCTGCGTTTGAACTCGCTGCATTTCCTGCTGCTGTTGCTGCATCTGCAATACCATTTGCTGCTTCTGCGTTGGCTTTGGCTGCATCTCCTGCGCTTAAAGCTACCGCTGCATCGCCGCTTGCTGCTGCCGCTGCTGCGCTTGCGGCTTCTGCGTTTGCATTGGCGGCATCTCCTGCCGCTGTTGCTACTGCTGCAATACCACTTGCCGCTGCTGCCGCACTTGCTGCTGCTGCTGCATTTGCACTTGCAGCATCTCCTGCTGCTGTTGCTGCATCTGCCTGTGCTGTTGCCGCTGCTGATTTGGAACTTGCAAGGTTTGCATTCTTAATCGCATTTTGTGTTTCAGTAAAGGCGGCAACGGCGGCGGCGTTGGCTGCTGCCGATTTGGAACTTGCAAGGTCGAGCTGAGAGATGTAGGCGGTTAGGGCTAAATTGGCTTTGTTCCAACCTGCCTCTGCTGCATCTGCTGGCTCAATGAGAGTTCCTGAATATGAAACAGGCAAACCGATTTCTTCGGTGTAGGCAAGAAGTTGGTCTGTTGTCAGACCCCATTGATCTTGAAGGTTTGTGATTTCAGTATCAGAAAGGGTGAAGTCATCAAGTTGTGTGACAAAATCTGCGTATTGATTGACTTCTTTGGCGGTCAAACCCCACTTCTCTTGAAGTTTGCCAATCTCTTCATCGCTGAGTGTGCCGTCATTGAGTGCTGCGTAGAAATCAAGGTACTTCTGTGCTTGCTCTGTGGTAATTCCCCACGCTGCTGCCAAGAGGTCAACCTCAGTTGGGTCAATCTTTGCATCTTTGACAATGAAGATTGTTGCAAGGTAATTGCTCACCGCATCAATTGACATTCCCCACTTGGATGCCAAGATGCCAATTTCTTGAGTGCTGATCTTGTTGTCTGCAAGTGCAATCAGAATGTCTGTATATTTTTGGGCGCTCTCATTGACTCTCATCTGCGCCTCGGCAGACCTGAGCAAGAGTTCTATCTTGCGAAGTTCTTCAAGGTTGTTTTGCTTGAGAAGATTCAGGCGTGCTGCTTCAAGCTGAACAGGGTCGGTGTCTGAAACAGACTTGATGCCAAAGACATCCAATCCCGCCTTCTTAATGGCCGCACGCATCTCTGCTGCCTTCTTTTCAGCGGCGGTGAGTTCTTTGGTTGATGTTATTGTATCAACAATGATTTTTCGGTTTGTAGCAAAAACTTTGTTTAAGCCTTGAGTTGTTGCACCGAGTTTTGAAGAAATATCTTCAACACCTTTGAATGCCTTTGTTGCTTCTTTTGCATTTTTAGCAGAAGCGGCAAGTGAAACACCAATGGCACCAGCGGTGATTGCAAACGCTCCAAGAGCTGCTGCAGCAGCGCCCGCTGAAAATCCGCCAGTCAATAGTGCAGTAGCAATACCCGCTGAACCTGCTGCTGCAGTAAATGCAGTAAGTGTTGGAATTAGTAACCCAATAGCAGTTGCAAAGGCATAAACTTTTGAAGCAACAAAAATTCCTGCTATAACAGATCCAAAGATTTTGATGATTGTAAGATTGCGTGAAATGAACTCTACAAAACCAAAGACTGCCTTGCTGAGTGCAATAACATTTTCTGCAACAGTTTTTAAGCCACTTGCCAAGTTATTTTTGTTTAAGTTAACCCAAGATTGAATTGCAGGCAAAACATTTTGAACAATGTATTCTGCAAACTCTTGAAGGACGGGAATTAAGGCATATCCAACTTGATCAATAATTTGATTAAATGCCAACTGCAACTTGATCATTCTAAATTCAAAGGTTGCAGCGCGTTTTTCTGCCTGACCTGCAAATGTGTCGCCAAGAGATGTCAAGATTGCATTCAGGTCTTTTGCTTTGACTGCACTTGCATCGAGTGGAACACCAAGTCTTGTGAGTGCGCCTACATTTCCGCCAAGTGCCTTTGCAAGTGCTAAAGAAACAGAAGTCAAATCTTTTGATGTGCCGGCTGAAATATCAAGTGCCAAACCTTGCAATGCTTGCGCTTGTGTCACATCTTTTGTTGCCTGAGTTAAAATTTGAAGAGATGGAATCAACTGATTGTTGTCAACACCAACAAGAAGTTCAAGTTTGTCTAAGTATGCAGTTGTTGCAGCAATAGCATCGTTGGTTGCACCTGTTGTGTTGCGAAGAGCTGTTGCCAATGCTGCTTGTTGCTTTTGATCTTCCATTGCGCCTTTTACGGCATCAACACCAACTTTGACTGCGAATGCGCCCACGGCAACTGTGGCAACGGCGAAGGCTTTGCCAATCTTTTTTCCTGCATCAATAAAATTCTTCTCAAGTTTTTTGAGGTCTTTGACCGCTTGCTTGGAACCTTTGTCATTATAGACGGTGACTATGCGCTCAACAATTGACATGATTACACCTCTCTAAAACCAACTATGGCATCAAGACGCCTCTGTGCTTTTTCAGAGGCTCTGTCAACTGCTTCTCGGATTCCTTGCAATGCTTTATATCTGTTATTGTCAACGGCACGAATAAGTGCGCGACCTTTATCTTTTCCTTCACCACGAGCAGTTGGCAATGCGCCATGCTCTCTTTGAATCACACCAATGAAATGCTGTGATGCCTGTGGGTTGCGTGATCGGCTTGTCTTGCTGCGTGAACGAGATGCAGCGCTTCCTCGACCTGCCGTTTCAAAGATTGCACCACCTGGGTCACGCTGAATGACTCCGTAAGTGTTGCGGAAACCTGTGCCGTTTTTCTTAGAAGTTGCAGCAGTTTGTTTGATTCCTGCCTTAGCTCTCTCAGCATCGTAGGCAATGAATCCACGAGTTTGTTCTTGACTTAATGGGCCGATGCCATTGAATCTTTTGAATCCGCCTTTTTGCCACCCTGAAGGATGGATTTGATCATTGCTTGGAAGATAGCCTTTTGCCTCAAGAACAATCGGTGCAAGAATGCCACGAATTTCTTTGTTCAATTCTCTTTTAAGGTCAGGCGCGAAGCGTTCAAGGGCGATGATGTTCTCGGTTAACCCTTGCATCTCAATTCGATAATTGATTTCCGCCATTACTTGCTTCGCGCCTTCGCTCGTTCTTTCATGTATATGACTATTGACTCAAGAATTCCTTCAGGTGCATCAAGTAATGCGACCGGAGAAATTCCTGTCTCCACCGAAATTGCTGCTATGGAATAGGTCAGGCTGTCTCGGTGGATTCGGAATTTGGGTTTGCCACCAACGAAACTTCTTTGAGTGTGTCAAGGAAGTCTCCGCCGAATGGCTTGATGATATTTCCGTTGTGCTTCAAGGCTAACCAAGCAAGGAAGTAGATGTGTTCTAGTTTCTGCTCTTCGCCAATTAGCTTTGCAAGTCCCTTGTTGTACTTTTGCTCAAAGTCAACAATGATGCGTGGTCGAAGTGAATACACTCTTTCCACATCATCATTGGTGACGATTTTGATACTTAATCCATCCATTTGTTTCCCCCTAGTTCAATCAAGTTGTTGTTTTTGTAATTGCGCCTGAGATCGGCCAGGACACACTTGCCGTACTTAACTCGCCCACAGCACCATTCACCGGAGTCCATTCCGAAATCACGGATGAAAATGCGTACTGGGGATTGATTGTACTCGTTGTAGTATTCACAGGCTTGACTGTAATTGTGACCGCTGTTCCAAGCGTTGGATAAATTGTCTGCTCAATGCTTGATGTCGCATAATCCTGATGAAATTCAAGAGTCACAGAGTTATCTGCAAGACCTGCCACACGAGTTTTTGCTGTTTGCCCGAACGCCGTGGTCTCAACAATGTCATAACTTGAACTGAGTGAAATTGAACTCACATGGTCTGAGATGTCAGTTGATCCAAAAAGGACATATGCGTTTGTTAGTACGATTCTAGCCATTATGCAACCGCCTTAGTGATTGCTCCGCTTACAGGCCAGGACACACTTGCGCTGGCAAACTCGCCCACGGCACCATTCACCGGAGTCCACTCTGAGATCACCGCGTTGCAGGAATATGAAGGGTTGAATGCGCTTGTTGTTCCGCCATTTGGCTTCACAATTACTGCTGCAACTGTTCCAAGCAATGGGTAAATTGTCTGTTCAACTTCGCCTGTTGCGTAATCCTGATGAAATTCAAGAGTGATTGAATTGTCTGCAAGACCTGCCACGCGAGTCTTTGTTGCTGATGATGAAAATGCTGAGGTTTCGACAACATCAAATGTTGATGCGAGTGAGACTGAGCTAACTAAATCGCTCAAGTCCACTCCACCAACAGAGATGAAGGCGTTTGTAAGAACGATGCGTGCCATTAGTTGGTCACTCCTTCTGTTGCTGGTTTGATGGATGGTGATACTGCATTGCTTGCCTTGATGTGGTTTGCAGCGATGAGTGCGGGTGCGCTCACTCCTGCATCAACAAGTTCTTTGTCGGTGATTGACTCACCCTTCTTCTTGCCACAGACCTCTCGATCTGAGATGACGGTGTATGCCATTTGATTCTCCTTATCCCCAAATCGTGATTCTGTAACGATAGGAAAGAAATGTGACTCCTTGTGAGTCATAAGTACCTGCTTCGGCACCTGTAACTCGCAAAGTGTTGACGGTTCCCCCAAGAGTGCGATCACCTTCAATTGCTGCCTTTATGGAAGTTGAACCTGAACCTGCAAGGTATGCATCAAGTTTGTCCTGTCCAGCACGCTCTGAAAAGCGTTGCACAATCACAAGGACATCAACTTGCGCTTGGTCAAGACCGCGAGCATTGTCAATGTCGAATGTGAAATCTAATTGTCCAACTACTGCACACGGTGGAACAACCGTGTCAGGAATCAAATCATACGCTCGCAAGCCTGTAATTGTTTGCAGTCTTGTTTTCAAACCATCTCGAACTTGACTTGGGTTCATTACTTAGCCAACCCATTGTTCTTGCGGAAAGGTCGAAGCAATGCCTCAACATCAGGATCAAGGCGTGAAGTTAAGCGAACAGTTCCAAGTTCAGGTGTTCCTGCGATTCCAAAAGGCGACTGACGGCGAACAAAGATGCGTGAGGATTGAATCAAGCAAGCAGATTGCACCTCGTAAGGCACCGCGCTCCAACCCCACACACCTGTAATTTTGCAAGCCTGTGGTAAATAGTAAGGCCATACATAACGACCTATTGCAAGGATTCTTGTGAACGGCCACCCTCTTCGTGGGTTGTTGATGGGTTCAACCATGAAATCACTTGTTGCCCATACGGTGTCCCAAGTCTGATTGAAGTTGTCATCGGTTGCAATCTGTGTGATTGTCACAATGTCATCAACATTCATTGTCCACGGATCAAGGGCTGTGTAATAACGAGCAACAGGTGATTGAGATGTTCCGTCAGGATAAAAGAATCGCCCTGTGTAGTCATCAATCATTCGACTTGTTGCATTGATGGCTGCTTCAAGAGCTGCATCATCTGTTGAATCGCTGATTGTCAATGCTGCCTTCAACTCGGCAAGTGTGGAGTAACCGTTATAGATTGCCACGCTTTATCCTCTTTTCTGCTTTTGGCAGGATTGCTCGTTCTAATTGTGGCTCCGCCGTTGCCGTTTCTTTCGGCTTTCTGCGAAGAAGTTTTTTCAGTCTGTCCATGCTTCGTGATGACTCTCATCTAACCAAAATGACTTTTGGTGGGGAAGTATTACTGATGTGTTCACATGGATTGGATACCCAAGTGATTTGATTCTGCGTGAGAAAAGTAAATCCTCACCAATCCATTCTCCGTTGACAGGCCCATCCCAAAACCAACACCAATCTTTGCCTTGATTTGGGTCTGCAACCTCGCGCATCTTTTCCAACACGCTTCGGTGAATCATCAAACAGCCTGTTCCTGCTGCATCTATTTCAAAAATTGAGTTCTTGTCATATTTATACAAGGGCAAGAATCCTTGTGGCGAATCCTGAAAGATTGCAGGAACAGGTTTTGGATAAGTTTTGCCAGGAACACCGAAACCTGCAAAGACTAGACCTGCAACAACAGGGCGTTCTTTGTCGTGGGCGGTGTCACATAAAGCATCAAATGCTTCAACTGAAAGTTGCTCATCGCTGTCAAGCATCAACAACCAATCGGAATCGGTCATTTCTAAAAATTGTTTCACAACACGATTGCGTTGCTTTGATAATAACCCTGAACCTTTGACTCGCACGAATGGGCCGAGTTTTGAATTCCTAGCTCCTGAAAGTTGAATGAGTCTGTACGCAAAAGCGCCATTGACCATTCCTGGGTCGCAAGACCCGATTGTTACTTTGTGACCTGTTTTCATTTGATTCCCCCGAATCTTAGGAGTGAAGAGTGGGTAAGTCGGGGGAGTCCTACCCACTCTTCACACTATTAAAGAACCTTCAAATTAGAAGGTTGGTGCGCTCAATCCTGTTCCTGAGATGATTGAGGCTGCTAGTGGATAACGCTCTGCTGTGTAAGCAGCGTATCCGTACACGACAGTCTTGATTGTCAAGTTGCCTGCACCTGTTGCATCATAACGAAGTGTGAATGGTGATCCTGGTTGTTCCCAAAGGTGAGATTCACCTGCGTTGACAACATAGATTTCATCCTGATTTGTTGTTGTTCCATAAGTTGTTCCGATGTTTGCATCAGTAATGATTGGGAGACCCATCATCTGATAGCCGGAGTTTCCGTATGAAGAAGGGCCTGCTCCAACACCTGATGCGTTCATTGGGCCGTTAGCCGCTGGCACTACTAGTGGGCGGTTTGTGCTGTCAACTGCTGCAAGCAAGAATGCAAGGCGGCGTGGGTGCATGATGAAGTGTGTTGGGTTTGTGAATGAGTTTGTCTGAATCTGTTGGATCGCATCTGCGAGCTTTGGATACAAAAGACCAACTGTTGGTGCTGTTGATGTGAATGTGATTGCGTTTCCGCCTGATGCACGAAGGCCTTTGATTGTGCCTGCTGTGCCTGCACCGTTAAGGATTTGTGAATCAAGTGTTGTGTGCCATGACTTGATCAAGTCTGCTGCAACGAAAACATCAATGCCTGTTCCACGCTCAATCGCCTGGCGAGATAGGTCTTGCTGTCCGGCAATTGTACGAACATTCACAGTTAGCAATGTATCGTCAACATCTGTCTCTGATACTGCATCGTTCTGTGTAACTTGTACAGCCGTTGAACTTCCCGTGGTCATGCGGGAAATATTCAGGGTCATTCCACTTGGCGGAAGTGTCATCTTGTTTGTTGCGAAATCCGCGAATGGGCGGCCCGCGCGAGCAAGAGGTGCTGCTAGGTCAATGAGGTACTGAGGAATTACAAGACCTTCGAACTGTGCAGTTCCAACATCGCGGCGCTCAATCTCTTCTTCGCGCATGTGGCGAGCAAGACGATCCTGTGCTGTGAAGTCTGACTTGAATTGTGCGTTGTATGCATCCTTGAAGAATGAAGAATCTGAACGCTCTGAGTATGTGCGTGATTCGCGTGTGACTGTTGTTCCACCAACGCGTGGTGTTGCAACTGCTGCAACTGAAGAGCGAATCTCAGATGCCTTCGCATCTGCATCTGCTTGTGCCTTCAGCTTTTCGATCTTTGTATCTAGTGAGCGTGCCTCTTCTACGAGAGCATCAACCTTCTCGGTTTCCTCAACAGTAAGGTCGGTGCGATCCTCTGAAGCAACTGCTTCTAGAACTGCATCCATTTCTGCCTTTACTGCATCACGGCGCTCAACTACTTTGTCAAAGTATGACATTTGGTCTCCTTGTGAGTTTGTTGTTTTGGAAGTGAGGTGGTGGCGATGCTTCTCACGGCGCTTTCAGGGTGTGAGTCTCGCTCCGACTTCGATCTGTCAGATTGCTGACAGAAACTTATTTTGTGCGATTGACAATCGCTTGTGCTAAGCGAAGAGAAATCTTCCGACCTTCTTCTTCGGTTGCTTCAGGTAATTCCTCAATGTAACGAAGTTCAGACATCTTGTGTCCGACCAAAGTTTCTGTTGGTCGGTATCCATCACGAAATTCTTCATACACTCGAATCAAGACGGCAGGATCGCCCTCTTCGGCGGTGATGCTGAATTCTGTTCCAGGAATACCAAGAACGCCTTCTTCCATGATGTGTTCAATGCGACCTTTTGCAACTCCGCCACTTGAATCCCATTCAACGAAATCGCCAACATTCTCGCGTGAATCTTCTTCTTCAATTTCACCTTCGGCACCTGTGAGCATTGCTATCATTTCAACGGCACGCATGATGTATTCGTGACCTTCACTCAAGTCATCAAAAATTGTTTTCAAAACTATCAAAGATTCGCCTGTGACTTCACGACCTTCTTTGATTGCATCTATGGCACTCTTCAATGCCTCTCGTGCCTCAACACTTGTTGTTGGGTAAGCAGGGTATGTGACAACTGAAACATCGCCATCTGCAAGTGAAACCTCTGTAAGCACTCGGCGGCTTCTATCCTCTGACCACTTCTGACGAATCACACGGAAAGCAAATGACATTTGGTCAACATCTCCGCGCTCAACTAGCTTGTAAAGGTCGCGCCCGATTGATGTATCTGCAATCTCTGCATCCATATACAGACCACGATCATCTTCAGTAAGAGTCAAGGTGCCATTCTTTGTCCGGGCGATAGGCAATCCTTCGTGGTTGATAAGCAATCGAACATCAGGTGTTTCCATCAAAGTCTTGCGAAAGGCTCCCGGTGCGATGCTTTCCTTGAAAGGAAGTGGAACGCTTGAGTCGTTAAAGACGGCGGCATACCCTGAAAGGCGCATTGTGCCATCTTCGGCTTGCCGTGCTTCAACATCGCGCACGGTGAAAGTACGGCGTTCAATTTTTTTCATTTTGCTCCTTGAATCGGATTCGGCATCGAGCGCATCAATCTTGCGTTGCGCCCAATTTTGCGCCCTGTCAGAAAAGTTGGAATCTCCACCCCACAACAACCAAGCAACAAGACCTGCGCCGGGATA